ATGACCACACCGATCAAGTACACCGCGACGCTCGATGACAACCCGTTTGCTGCCGGTGCACAGCGCCTGGGCACCGTGCTGCAGGGCATCCAGCAGCGGTTCAGCCAAGTTGGGCGCGACTTCACGACGGTCGGGCAAGGGATGTCAGCCCAGATGGGCCACATCACCGATAGCGTGCGTGGCGAGGTAGCCGCCATGGGCGGGCACTTCAGCTCGCTGCTGGAGGCGGTGGGCCGCACCAGGCTGGGGTTCGTGGCGCTGGTCGGTGCTGCGGCGGGACTGGCTGCAGGCAAGGCGGTGGCCGCGACTGCCGAGATGACCGAAGCGGCCATGGACTTGGGCCGTGTGCTCGGCACCAGCACCAACGAAGCGCAGAAGTGGCGCATCGCCTTGCAGGACGTGGGCGCGCAGGAGTCAGACCTTGAGGGCGCGGCCAAGGGGATGGCGCGCCAGCTCAAGGAGAACGAGGCCAACATGAACGCCATGGGCCTCGTCACGCGCGATGCGGCCGGGAATCTGAGGCCCATGAATGAGCTGCTCGTTGACGGGCTCGCCGTCCTCAACCAGCACAAGGAAGGCGCAGATCGTGCCCTTGCATCGCAGCAGCTCTTCGGCCGCGGCGTGGACGCATCTTCCAAGCTGCTCCTAATCAACAAGGACACGCTCGAGGATGCCACCAAGACCATGGAGGACCTTGGCCTAGAAGTCGGTGCCAACGCCGTTGCGGCATGGAAGGAATACGACGCGGCAACCGATCGGGCCGGCTTCAGCATGCGAGGTCTCGGCAACACGGTAGGGCGCATCGTCATGCCGATCCTGACGGACCTGATCAACGTCTTCAATGCAGTGATGCCGGCGGCCATCACGGTAACTAAGGGTGCCCTGGGCGGCTTGGCGACGGCGTTCCATGTACTGAAGAACGGCGTCATCGTCGTGTGGGAGGTCATCAACGCCTTCGTGATATCCGTGGCGGAACCTATCCGAGCCCTGGCCGAAGCCATGGCTCGTGCGATGACGGGTGACCTCAAGGGGGCTGCCGCCGCCATCGGCGGCATTGGAACCACGATTGCGGGGGCGTGGAGCAATGCGATGGACCGCATTGCCGAGAGCTCACAGCGCACCCGGGACCGGGTTGCGGCGATATGGAACCCAGACAGTGCACCCGGTGAACCCGAGGGCGAGCGCGGTACCAAGACCTACACGCCACCACCGGACACCAAGACGAGCAAGACCGCCAAGAAGGCGCACGAACACGACCCGAGCTTCATGAAGTACTACGAGCTCGCCCTTTCTGAAGAGAAGCGTCTCGCTACCGAGCGGGATGCCCTGCGCGACTACACCAAGCAGCAGGAGCTGCAGTTCTGGCGCGAGCTGATGGCAAACGCCGAGCTCACGGGCCAGGATCGCGTGGCCGTGGCGCGCAAGATCTCGGAACTCACGGTGCAGGTGAAGCGCGAGGAAGCCACGAAGCTCCGGCAGCTGGACGACATCAGCCGCGAGCAGAAGCTGGCCGCTGGCCTGTATGGCATCGAGCTTGCCCGCATGGAAGCTGGTGCGCGCTACGAGCTCGGCCAGATCAGCGCCACCCAGCTCCTGGAGCAGGAGCGCCAGCTCGAGGAGAAGCGTGCCGAGATCCGGCGCGAGGCGCTGCTCGCCAAGCAGGCGACCATCGACCCCGAGCGCGACCCGGTCGCCTACGCGCAGGTCGCCTCGCAGATCGAAGAGGAGGAGCGCCAACACCAGCTGCGCCTGGCGCAAATCCGCGGCGAAGTGCAGAAGGCCCAGACGGCCCCCATGGCCAACATCTGGGCGGGTGTCGAGCAGTCGTTCCAGCAGGCTGCCAATGGCATCCTCAATCGCACCCAGACGCTGCGGCAAGGCCTCACCACGTTGTGGCAGGGCATCCGGGCGTCGATCACCGGCGAAATCTCCAAGATCATCGCCCAGCGTGTGGCCGCGTTTGCGAAGGAGCGCGTGCTCGCCCTTGCTGGCATCGGCGCCGATGCCGCGAAGGCCGGCTCCGGTGCGGCGGCCTCGCAGGCCAGCATCCCATACGTCGGCCCCATCCTGGCGGTTGCTGCCATGGCTGCCATCTTTGCAGGCGTTATGGGCATGAGTTCCAAGGTGCCCAGTGCCGCTGGCGGCTTCAACATCCCACGGGGCATGAACCCTCTCACGCAGTTGCACGAGGAGGAAATGGTGCTGCCCGCCGACATCGCCAACCCACTGCGCAGTGCCATCGACGGCGGCGGGGTGGGGCGCGGCGGTGACGTCCATCTGCAGGTGAAGGGCACCGGCGTGGGCGACTTCTTGCTGATGCACCGCAGCGAGTTGGTCCGGGCCCTCAAAGAAGCCCGCCGCGACTTCCAGTTCTGAGCCGGGATATGTCGAACACCGTTTATCCCGACTTTCCGGGCGTGACGTGGCCCGTCGTCAAGCGGCCAATGCACAAGACAGGCATCAAGGAGACGCCCTCCGGTCGCGAGTTCCGTACGCGGTACATGACCTATCCGCGGTACTCAATCCGGCTGAGCTACGAGTGGCTCACCGAGACCGAGATGAAGCAGCTCGTCGGTCTGTTCAACACGCATGGCGGCGCGTTCGAGTCATTCTTGTTTGATGATCGCGACGACAGGGCTGTGAGCAACCAGGTGTTTGCCGTCGGCGATGGTGTGACGACGAGCGCTCAGCTGGTTCGCACGCTGGGAGGCTTTGTCGAGCCGGTCTACGACTTCAACGGCACACCGCAGGTGTATCGAGTCGACTGGCAGGGAACGCAACTGCTTTACAGCACGGCGCGCACGAACAGGCTGCTGCAAACAGAGGACCTGGCAAACGCAGCCTGGACCAAGACACGCTCTACCGTCACCGCCAACGCGACCACCGCGCCTGATGGCACCACGACTGCGGAGCGGCTTGTTTCAGACGCGACTGCCGCTCAGACGCACTACACCACGCAGACCGTGGCAGGTCTTGCCGACAACCAAGTGGTGAGTTGTTCTGTGCATCTAAAACAAGACGTGGCCGACCGCGCTGTGCTCCAGTTCGTGCTCAAGAACGGCAGCAGCAGTGACCTCGAATTCAAGTTCGATGATCAGAAATTGCTTCGCACCTCGCAGGGCACCGGGAACACATCAGTAGTTCATTCCGTACAGGCGATCGGCGGGTGGTACCGGCTCAAGATGGAGGGTATCAACGTCGGATCTGGCGGCACTACGCCTGGGGCTCGAGTCATCCTCGCGCGCAACCCAACACTGGCTGAAACAGGCGTCTGGCCCCGCGTGGGGGCCAGCGGCGCGAGCAGTGCCGCGACGCCACCCGTGGCCGGAAAGAGGGTGGCCGCGCTCACGGAGGACACATCCACGGGTGGGCATTACGCAAACGCCAGCATCAACTTTGTTGCGGGCAAGACGTACCAGTTCGATGTTTGGGCGCAAGTCCTGGGCAGTGGCGCTGCTCGATACCTCTCTCTCGTACTGCCCAGCGGTACGGCGTGGGGTGTCACGCAGGGTGCCACATTCGACGTGTCCGCCGGCACAGTCACGGTCACGACCGGCACCGGCGCCAGTCTGGCGGCCAGCATCACGGATGCTGGCGGCGGTTGGTGGCTGTGCCGCATCACCGCCACTGCGGTCGGCACGGGCGCCGCATCAGTGCAGGCGCGCCTATGCAACGTCAACACCGGCGTCGCCCCATCCTACACGGGCGATGGCGCATCCGGCCTGCTCCTGTGTGAGCCCTACATCCGCTGCACTGATTCCACCGTGGGCCTCGGTGCAGCGGCGTCCGGCATCACCTTCGATGGCGACAACACACAGTCTGTGTACGCGTGGGGCGCCCAGGTAGAGGACGGTGCCGTCGTCACGTCGTATATCCGCAGCACGTCATCGCCAGCAACGTTGACCGACTACTCGATCACCTCCGCCGGCCTCGTCACGCTGCCATCGCCGCTGCCCGCCGGCGCCCAGCTTCAGTGGTCCGGCAACTACTACTGGCGAGTGCGCTTCATGGACGACGCAAAGGACTTCGAGGAGTTCCTTCGCAAGCTCTGGAAGGGCCGCGTCGACCTCAAGACCTGCAAGCCATGAGAACGCCTTTCTGGGAGTCGTCCGCTGGCGCCCTCGCCGCGCTGCTCAACAGCACTGCCGCCACCGAACTGGTGTGGTGCGATCTTTTTACGATCACCCTCATCGGAGGCACGGTCCTGCGCTGGTCGGGCACGGATATCCCTGTCACCGTCAACGGTTTCACCTGGTTGCTCGGCCCGGGCATTGTCCGCGGGCGCCTGCGCCGCGGCCGTGGTATTACCGTCGACACGCTGCAGATCACGGTGTACCCGGGCGCCGTTTCCATCGCGGGATCGCCACTCGCGCAGTACGTCGCGCGCGGTGGCTTTGATAACGCGCGCTTCGAGTCCATCCGCGTCTTCAAGGCGGCCAGCAGCATCGGGTGGGTGGGGGCCGTGATTGACTTCACCGGCCGTGTCAGCGGCGTAAAGCCAGACCGAGAGCAGCTCGGGCTCAGCGTCAAGAGCGACACCGAGCTATTCGAAGTCATGGTTCCGCGCGAGGTCTACCAGCCTGGCTGCACCAACACGCTGTACGACACGGCCTGCGGCGTAAGCCGCGCCTCCCGCACTCTGACCGGTACCACTGCCACCGGAACGGACATCACACGCACCCAGTTCACCATCAACCCCACGGGTGCGGTGAACACCGCCACGGTAGCGGACAAGTACTACTCCCTTGGCGTCATCAAATTCACCTCGGGCGCCTGCGCCGGTGTAGCGCGCACCATCAAGCTGCACCAAGGGCAGGTGACGGCCGGCGTGCTTCCCTCGCAGGTGATCACTGTGCTGCAGCCCTTGCCGGCCGCCGTGGTTTCTGGTGACGCGTTCGAGATCTATCCAGGATGCGACAAGACCAAAGCGACCTGCGAGAACAAGTTCGCCAACCTCATTCGGTTCCGAGGGTACCCGTTCATCCCCGCCCCAGAGACAGTCACATGACCATCGATGAGACCGAGCAGCGCCTGCGCGTGGCCGTTGAGGCCCGCACATGGCTGGGCACGCCGTACCACCATCACGCCCGCATCAAGGGGGAGCGGGGCGGAGTGGACTGCGCGCAGATTCTTTGTGCGGTGTATGAGACGGCTGGTGTCATCGGGCGGGTTGATCCAGGCTTCTACCCGCACGACCACCACCTGCACCGCACCGAAGAAATCTACATTCAGTGGCTGGAGCGCTGTGGTGCCCGCGAAGTGCAGACGCCTGCACTCGGTGATGTGGCGCTCTTCCACTGGGGCCACACCTGGAGCCACGGTGGCATCGTTGTAGACACGCAGCCCGTGGCCGTGGTGCACAGCTACCTCGGCCATGGTGTGTGCCTCACACGTTTAGCTGATGAGGCCCCGCTCGCGGGTCGCCGGGCTCGTTACTGGAGCCTCTGGGCATGAGCGGCTCGCAAACCATCGCCACGAGCGATACCCGCATTGAGGCCCTCAAGCTGCAAAGCAGCGCCTTCGGCGTAACGATCACAGTCGCCTATGGCCTGGCCTGGCTCAAGGGCAACCTGCTCTGGTTCGGTGGCTACCAAGCCATTCCGCACACGACCGAAACCAATGCCGGCAAGGGCGGCGGCGTCAAGACGCAGCACACCTCGTACACCTACACCGCCTCAGTGATGATGGGCCTTTGCCACGGCAACATCACCGGCGTGCCGCGCATCAAGCGTGGGAAAAAGCTGTACGACGGTGGGGCGATCCCCGAGCAGATCCTCACCGCCACGGAGACCTTCGTGGTGCCTGGATCGCCCTACCAGGTGACAGTGGCCCACGCGGCGAACTACTCCGCCGTGGTCAGCGTCATGCTGGATGGCGTGCCCTTGTCCCAAGGGTGGGACTACTCCGTGGCGAATGGGGTGTTTACCTTCCACCCTGGTTGGGTGAGTCAGACGGTCATCATCACCTATCAGTACACCGAGGGCACCATTGACCTCACGGCCCTCGATGAGCTCGATCTCACCTTCAAGGCCGGAGCGCTCGGACAGTCGGTGTGGAGCCATCTGACCACCAACCACCCGACCGAGGCCCTCGGCTACAGCGGCCTCGCGTACGTGGCGGGTCTGAACTACGACCTCGGCACCGGCGCGCAAGTGGAGAACCATCTTTTCGAGGTGCAGGCGCCGATGGCCTACCACCTGGGCCCCGACGTGCCAGATGTCGACCTGTCGCTCGTTGTGCAAGACATCTGCACCAACTCCCGGTACGGCGGCGGTGCGCAGTGCATCGATGCCATGCAGGAGTGGTCCGATTACTGCGTCGCGACCAACACTCTCGTCTCGCCGGCCATCGAGGAGCAAATGCCCTTGCATGAGCTGGTAACTCTGGCGGCCAAGCTCGGCAACGCCGAACCGGTGTGGAGTGGCGGGCGCCTCAAGATTGTGCCCTACAGCGACGCGCCGGCCACCGGAAACTTCAGGACGTACACGCCCAACACCACCCCCGTGTACGACTTCGACGATGACTCCTACATCGTCGATGGGGCCGAGCCCCCGGTGCGCATGGAGCGCAAGGAGCCCAGCCAGCGCTACAACCATGTCCGCGTCGAATACCGCAATCGCGAGAAGGAGTACGCCATCGAGATTGCCGAGGCCAAAGATCAGGCCGACATCGACGCTACGGGCCTGCGCTCCATGCCCATCGTGAGTGCGCATTGGATCTGCAGGAGCGACACCGCTCGCCAAGTCGCGCAAACCATCATGCAGCGCGCGCTGTATGTGGTGGCCACCTACCAGTGGAAGGCGGCCGTGAACTACTGTCTGCTCGAGCAGATGGACCTCGTCACGCTCACTGATCCAGTGCTGGGCCTGTCCAAGTGGCCGGTGCGCATCACCGAGGTGGTGGAGGAGGGGGACGATGGAGAGATGCTCTTCACTGCCGAGGACTACCCCTCCGGTGTCGTCAGTGCCACCCAGTACCCCAGCCAGGCGGGCAGCGGCTACATCGCGAACTACCGCGTGGCACCGGGCAGCATCGCCCCGCCGGTGATATTCGAGCTGCCCGGCGAGCTCGCGGCCTCGGGTTTGGAGATTGCCGTTGCTGCACGCGGTGCTGCTGCCGCGTGGGGAGGTTGCCGTGTGTGGGTGTCGATGGACGGCACCCAGTACCGCCAGGTGGGCATCATCGATGGCGGTAGCCGATACGGCTCGCTCACCGGTGCGGTGAGCGCTGGCGTGATGCCCGTGGTCGTTAACGGTGGCCAGCTGCTGAGCGGGACCGCAGCCGATGCCGCTGCCCTCAACACCTTGTGCTACGTGGGCGGCTCTGCACCCGAGTTCCTGGCTTACCAGACAGCCACGCTCACGGGCGCCAACTCCTACAACCTTGCCGGCCTCGTGCGCGGCGCCTATCAATCGAACAGCGCATCGGCCCACGCTGCCGGAGATCCGTTCGTTCGCGTCGATGAGGCCATTGCGCGCAGCGGTGCGATCGACCGCGGCTACATCGGCAAGACCATCTACATCAAGTGCACCTCGTACAACGTCTTTGGAGCGGCCGAGCAGAGCCTGGCTGACGTGCCGGCGTATAGCTACACGGTTACAGGCAAGATGTTCGGGCGGGGCAAGACCTTCCGGGTCGTGGCGCGCGGCGCCAGCGACACCACTGCGCCCGTGGATTGCAACTTGTACGACGGCGAGTCCGGTCAGGTGCTGCAGGGTCGGGACCGGAGCTACATGCTGGCCCGCATCCGCCGGAGCGACGATGCAATCACATGGTGGGCGCCGTACGACGTATACGGCACAGGTGCGACGAACGGGCGCACTGCCGCCAACCTCGCCGCAGATCTGAACGCCACAGGTACCGATCACATCGTGGTCGTCTACACGTTCGACGAGCCGATGACGAACCGGTTCGACAGTGGGCTGGCGGCAGCGATGTATCGCTGTGGCGCGAGCCGTGGCGTCTTCGGCTCGCCTCAGTTCATGCATCGCAGCGCGTACATCCTTGTGGGGATTGGCGCGTGCGGCGAGGGCAATGGATACGAGGCCTACAGCGGGGCGGTGATGAACGACACCAACGCTTGGTGCGAGGTCACATTTCAGGTCAAGGCCGGCAACCTCATCATCAGCGGCAACAGCGCCACTCCGCGCACCCTGGCCGACTACAGCTATACCGGCGACCTCAATGCCACCAGCGACTTGACGCTCATGTCGCATGGCGCGAGCGCGATGACCATCAGCGGCAACACCGTGACCAAGCCGGCTAGCGGATCGGCTGCGTGGGATTCCGGGGTTTACAGCAAGCAGTCTTTCCCGCGCGCTGCCGTCGTTTCATGGACTGTGCCGCAGAGCAACAAAGCGTTGATGGTGGGCCTCAACTCTGATCCATCGAGCGACGCGAACTACACGAGTCTCGATGCGGCGATTTACTGTGCCGCCGGTGCAGATGTGGAGGTGTACGAGAGCGGTGCGTTGAAGGGGGCGTATGGCACCTATGCGGCGGGGGACACATTTGCCGTCCACTATGACGGTGCCACCGTCAGGTACATCCGCAACGGCACCGTCTTCGCAACAACGCCGTGGCTCTTTACCGGCCTGCTTCACCTCGACTCGTCGTTCCATTCGCCTGGCGGCCAAATCACCGACTTGCGTTTCGTCCCGCTCTCGCCTGTGGTCGACATCAACACGGCTCAACTCGTCGTCGCGAGCGTGAACGAAACGCTCACGCTGACCAGTGCCGACTACGGCTACTCCACGATTCTCTGATCATGGCATTCGGCTCGCTACCCACCGGCACATTCTCATCGCCCTATGCGGGGCGCTTGAAGCTCAAGCTCAGCGCGCAGTACTTCGCCAACACCTACTTGGATGCAGGCTTTCCGAGCAGCGGCGGCGGCTCGGCGAACTTGGCGATTCGTGGCTATGCCGGGCCGTCCGGCTCGCCCACGAAAACCCCGGTCCTTGAAAAGTACGCGGGCACCGTCCAGGTTGAGCTGGACTATCCCGGCGGCAATGTGTCATGGCCCTGCGGTGTCGAGGAGGTGGCATTCAAAAGTCCGGGCGGGCTCTACACGGTGGGATTCCAAGACATCAAGCTCGAAGTCACCCTCACCAAGAAATAGGCGCCATGTTCTACCCCTATCGGCTCGATACCGGGCTATTCACCGGCGAGGGCTTCGACCTGAACCCGCGCACCGAGGAAGCCATCGAGGCGCACACTCCTGAGGGGTGTGGGCTGTTCGAAGGGCAGGCCGACCCGCTGTGCCAGCGCGTTGATTTGGATACGGGCGAACTAATCCCCCACCAGCCTCCTGCGCCGCCGGAGACCGAGTACTACAGGCACGAATGGGACGGCCGGAGGTGGCAACCCATTGCCAAAGCGCTCGCCATCGCGGAGCGCGTGCGAGCCGATAGAGCCCGCATGCTGACGGGCACAGACTGGGTCGTGACACGTGCACTGGAGCGCGCCGAGCCCGTGCCCCCGGAGTGGTTGGCCTATAGACAAGCGCTGCGAGACCTGCCGCTGCAGCCTGGCTTCCCGGAAGACATCGAATGGCCTGAGTCGCCTGCCAGCTGACTGTCCAGACGTCCGCACAACACCCGCCCGCCCGGCGCAAGCCCGGCGGGCTTTTTCATGCACTCCAAGGAGGGGGACCGATGCACGAAGACCAATCTGGCCACCAGCAGCGCCTGGCTGCGATCGACGAGCGCCTTGACCGTGGCGCAGCGCGCTTCGATGAACTGCAGCGGGCGGTCGCCGAGCTGCAGCGCGCAATGCGTGAGAACACGGCGATAACAACCGAAGTCCGGGATCTCCTGCAGCTCGGCCGTGCGGGCCTGCGTCTGCTGGGCATCGTCGGCCACGTGATTCGATGGGTCGCCATGGTGGCCGGCGGCGCTGTCGCGATCTGGGGCGCGTGCTATGCGGTGTTGTACGCGGTAACGCATGGCGGCCATCTCCCGCCAACGAAGTGAGGTTCACCATGCTTCTCGACGAACCTGTCACCCGCAACTTCTCGCTGTCCGAGTTCGTGGTTAGCGAAGTAATCGGCCCGAGCCCGCACATCGTTCCGAAATCAGTCGCTTGCACCTGTGCCAACCCCTATACGAATCAACTACTTAGCGCGACTGACTTGAGAGCGACACTGCTACGCGATTGGGCATCGACAACATGCCACCCACGCGAGTGCTGGCCACGCTGCGCAATGTGCTGATTCCGGCAATGCAAGAGGTGCGCGATCTGCTCGGCATGCCCGTCGTCATCAAAAGCGGCTATCGCTCGCCCGAGCTGAACACGATCGTGCGCGGCGCCCGGACCAGCGACCACCTGACCGGACATGCCGCCGACTTCGTCGCGCCCGGCTTCGGGTCGGCGCGAGACGTGTGCCTATTCCTCGTCGGTCGCATGCCGGGCTTCAAGTTTGATCAGCTCATCCACGAGGGCGGTTGGGTGCACTTGAGCTTCGCGCCACGTCGCCGCAATGAGGTCTTGACGGCCCACTTTGCGGCGAGCGGCGTCAACTACACGAGGGGGTTGTGATGGATTGGAAAGAACTTGCCGGTGCGATCGGCAGACACGCGCCGCTGATTGGCACGCTCTTATGCGGCCCCGCCGGCGGGGCCGTGGGTGGGATCGTGGCATCGGTGCTTGGCGTAGGCGCGACTCCGGATGAGGTTGCGCGGGCGCTGACGAGCAACCCGGAAGCGGCCGTCAAGCTGCGGCAACTGGAAGTGGAGCGGCAGACCCGCTTCGAGGAGCTGGCCACCGAGCAGGCCAAGGCCGAGATCGCCGCTGCGGTGCAAAGCGCCGGGGACGTCAACAAGACGATGCAAGCCGAGGCGGGCTCGGAGCATTGGCCCACGTACAGCTGGCGGCCGGCGATCGGATTCGCGGTGGCGCTCGCGGTTGTTCTGGCGGTGCTGACCGTGTTCGTCGCTTACGGGGCGGCGATCGCTGGCCGAGCCGAAGGGCTCCAGCATCTGCCCGCCATCCTTGCCGCAGTCGCCGGGATCATCGGCGTGGTGTCACCGATTCTCGGTATCGCCAGCTGGTTTCGCGGTCGTATGCAGGCTGATCCCAGTGTGCCGACGATCAATCGGGGCTGATCGTAGAGACAAGGACGAGAAACAACCAAAAAACAGGGCGACCAGCCAGGGTGCAGCAACACCCCATCTGGTCACCGACCCGCAGAACGCGCCTGCGAACCAGCCAAGGCCCTGCTACCACCCGGGTGGCGGGCCGCAGTCTATCGGAGTTCGCAAATGGCCCAACCCATCATTCCGTGGATCGGAGGCAAGCGGCGTCTCGCCGACACCCTCCTGAACCGCTTCCCTCAGCACACCTGCTATGTCGAGCTGTTCGCTGGTGGCGCCGCACTGTTCTTTCTGCGGCCACCGGCCGACGTGGAGGTGATCAACGACATCAACGGCGACCTGGTCAACCTCTACCGCGTGGTTCAAAACCACCTCGAAGAGTTCGTCCGCCAGTTCAAGTGGGCGTTGTCCAGCCGTGAGATCTTCAAATGGACGCAGGACACACCGCCCCACGTACTCACCGACATCCAACGCGCTGCCCGCTTCTTCTACCTGCAGCACCAAGCTTTCGGTGGTCGCGTGGAGGGGCAGACGTGGGGCACGGCCACCACGCAGCCGCCGATCAACCTACTGCGGATCGAGGAGAACCTTAGCGCAGCCCATCTGCGCCTCGCTGGCGCCTACATCGAGCGGCAAGACTGGGCGTCGTGCATCGACCGCTACGACAGGCCGCACACGCTCTTCTACGCAGATCCGCCGTACTGGGAGACTGAGGGTTACGGTGTGCCCTTCGAGTGGCCCGAGTATGAGCGCCTGGCTGCCCGGATCCGCTGTCTGAAGGGCAAGGCAATCGTGAGCCTGAACGACCATCCCGACATCCGCCGGGCCTTTGCGGGCCTGCAGATGGAGGAGGTGGAAATCGAGTACCAGGTTGGCGGTGGCCACAACCGGGCGCCGAGGCGCGAGCTGATCATCTACAGCTGGGACCGGGCTGCCGAGCCGGCGGGGTTGTTCTGACGCTTGTTGCGCTCCCCGGTCTCCGCAAGTCCCTACATGCGCTCGCATGCCAGGTCTGGTTGCGCAGGCGGCCGGGGCTCAGCTAGTCGATCATGCAGTTCTTACAATGACGCCTGCACTGGTCGCAATCTTTCACGACCCCTCCACCCTTAGGTGTTTGCTACATCCGACGGGATTAACTCATAGGTTAATATTGAAAGTAAAGCTGCTTGCCGAGGGTGAGTACCAGATCGTTGGCATCATGGAGGGCGACTCGTGCCCGGCAGAAGACTTCTTGACCGTTGGAGACGCGACAACTGCGGCGGCCAGGATGGGTCTGGTGCAGATGCTGGACGTCTTGGCAGAAAGCGGTTGGCAGAACGTGCCAGCAAAGTGGTCACATGAAGCTAGCAAGCAGCTGCAGATTCTTGAGTTCATCAAGGGGCCGCTGAGGTTGTTCTTCTTCAAGGGGCAAGGCAGGCAGATCGCAGTGTGCACCGGCGGTGTGCGAAAGACTGGTGCCAAGGCGAACAAGGCGGCGGTGAAGCATGCTTCTGAGCGTCGAAAGATCTATTTCGATGCCGTCGAGTCAAATCAATTGGAGGTCGTGGATGAAGAAGCTTAGCAAGGCGCTCGGCGCGTTCGTGAGTGAGGCCAAGAAGTGCGACTCCTATTGGGTCGAGGCGACCAAACTTCAATTTGCACTGGCCTTGGAACAACGTCGCAAAGTAGCCAATGTCACCTACAAGACCATCGCCAAGGTGCTTGGCACAAGCGCGGCTTACGTGAGCAAGGTCTTTCGAGGTGATACGAACATGACCATCGAAACCATGGTCAAGCTTGCGCGTGCAACCGGCGGGCAACTGGTGATCCGCATCGCAGACTCAGACGAAGAGGCCAGCTACCTCGACTTCACAAGCTCTGCTTTCAAGTGGGGGGCACCAACCAAAACGACGACTGCCCCGAGTGTGACGCTGGCGGCAGCGGTGAATGATTCACAGTACGCGATTGCGGCATGA